AATGATGTTTGATTACATTCTTTTTCTTGACATTGATTGTATTCCTGTTAGCGAGAATGCAATTGATTACTATGTTTCAAAGGCATTTGAGGGTATGTTGATTGGCAACGCACAGCGTTCTGGGCATATCAATAACGGGAATCATTTGTTTGCTGCACCTTCTGCCGTAGCATTGTCACGAGAATCTTTTTTGAAGATGGATAAACCATCTGCTCTTGAAACATCTCGCGGTGACGTTGCAGAAGAATATACTTATGAGGCAGAAAGAGTTGGTATAAAGGTTGAAATGATTTCACCAACAAGATATGATAGAGATGTTTATCGCTATGATTGGGAACAAGATCGACGCCCATACTGGACATTGGAGCATGGACTACCTAATTACGGTCTTGGAACTACATACGGAAATGAGGAAATTGGTGATATGTTCTGGCACAATTTCCAAATTAGAGTTCCAGGACAACAAGAACATTTTTGGAAAAAATGTGAGGATCTATTAAATGGCTAATCGTTCTGATTTTTTTAGTGCAAAACTTCCGCGACATTTCAAACGTATGCTTGCGATGTCTGAGACTTATGGTTGGGTGAAGGACTCTCATGAGCGTGGCACAATCAAAAAGTATTTCATTGAAGCCCATGCAAATCATGTTGGTTTCAAGATGAAACGCCAAGCGCAAGAACCTTCAGGTCAAAATGAATAATCTTGCAGAACTTCGTGATCTGTTTACCAAAAATCAAATTGCAATAAAAGAATTTGGTGGTTGGTATCTTAAAGTTGATAAAGATACTTGGACTATGGCGCATGATCGTTTTTACAAAAACGGATTGCCTCAAAATCTGAAAGAAAAAAATATATTTGATAATTACAAAAGGATAAAACAAAATGACAATATCAGCACTCAAACTCGTAACTGGCGAGGAATTAGTTGTAGAAATCGCATCAGAAACTGATAATTATGTAGAATTCAAGAATCCTGTCGCTTGTGTGATGCAACGTTCAGAGAAAGGTCCAGTTCTTGGCTTTATGCCTTGGATGCAAGCAGGTGATGGTCCATTCGTTGTGAATAAAGACAAAATCGTTACAACCTGTGAGGTTGCGCAAGAAGTTAAAAACGGATATAATCAAATCTTCGGTGCAGGAATTGTAGTGCCTCCCAAGGGTTTGATTACGGGGTAATATGTCCGATTTTTATACCAATGTCAGCGTCTCTGGTCGATTTATTCTTCTAAGAGGTGTTGAGAATGATAGAAGGGTCAGGCGGAAGGTTGAATTCCGTCCGACCTTTTTTCTTTCCAGCCAAGAGAAATCTGAATACAAAACTCTTGCTGGTGACTATGTAAAACCAATACAACCTGGCACAATTCCAGAGTGCCGAGAATTTCTACAGAGGTATGAGAATGTCGACAATTTTCCTATTTTTGGCAATAATCGCTACGAGTATGCTTATATTGCTGACGAGTATCCTGATGATATCCTTTGGGATATTAATAAAATCACTGTTGCCTATCTTGACATTGAAGTCGGGTCTGAATTTGGGTTCCCAGAACCAAAAGACGCCAACGAGTCCATCACAGCCATCACAATCAAAGTTAAAGGTAATTATTTTGTGTTTGGTTGCGGCGATTACAGCAAGCATCGTGACGACGTGCACTATGCAAAGTGTCGCGACGAATCAGACCTTATACGAAGATTCCTCGACTTATGGAGCCGATGGCATCCAGATGTAGTCACTGGCTGGAATATTAAAACATTCGATATTCCATATCTTGTAAATCGCATTACCAAGATTCTTGGTGAAGATGAAGCCAAGAAACTATCACCATGGAATCGTTTGAACAAACGCGAAGCATTCATCATGAATCGCGATCATGAAATCTATGAGATGGATGGTATTGCCACACTTGATTACATTGAATTGTATCGCAAGTTCACATATTCACAGCAAGAGTCTTATAGGCTTGATCACATTGCACACGTTGAGTTGGGTGAGAAGAAATTAGATTACTCTGAGTATGAAACGCTACATGAGTTGTACAGAGAAGATTATCAAAAATTCATTGAGTATAACGTCAAAGACGTTGAACTTGTCGAGAAACTCGAAGACAAGATGAAGTTGGTTGAGTTGGCACTCACTCTTGCATACGATAACAAAGTAAACTATGATGATGTGTTCACGCAAGTGCGCATGTGGGATGCGATTGTTTACAATTATCTATTGAAGAAAAAGATTGTCATTCCACAGATGTCTCGTGGAACAAAGAGTTCGCAATATGAGGGTGCGTATGTCAAGGATCCGATTCTTGGTATGCATCAGTGGGTTGCGTCGTTTGACTTGAACAGTCTGTACCCACATTTGATCATGCAGTATAACATTTCAATGGAAACTCTGATTGAGCCAAAGAATTATAATGAAAGCCAACGCAGTTTCTTGATCGAAAATAAAATTAATGTTGACGCACTACTCAATCAAAAAGTTGATACAACCGTCCTCAAGAATGTAACATTAACACCAAACGGTCAATTGTTCAGCACAAAGGAACAAGGTGTGCTTCCTGAAATCATGGACACCATGTACAAAGATCGTACACGCTATAAGAAGTTAGCATTAGAAGCCAAAAAGAAAATCGAAACTGTGCTTGATGATAAAAACCAAGTTGAGTATCTTGAGAAACAAGTTGCACGATATAACAATCTTCAGTTGGCAAAGAAGGTCACTCTAAACTCTGCTTACGGTGCACTGGGTAATCAATACTTCCGCTTCTTCGATATTCGTATCGCTGAAGGTATCACAACAGCAGGTCAGTTGTCTATTCGTTGGATTGAAAAGAAGATCAACGAGTACATGAATAGTCTACTCAAAACTCAAGAAAAAGATTATGTGATTGCGTCAGATACTGATTCAATCTATTTGAACATGGGTCCACTGGTTCAGAAACTCTATCCAAACGTCTCAGAAACCAAGAAGGTAATTGACTTCATGGACAAAGTCTGCGACCAGAAAATTCAACCATTCATTGATTCTTCTTATCAAGAACTGAAAGAATATGTCAATGCGTTTCAACAACGCATGGAAATGAAACGTGAGTCATTGGCTGACAAGGCAATCTGGACTGCGAAGAAACGATATATCCTCAATGTGTACAACAGCGAGGGTGTAGCATATGCTAAACCGAAACTCAAGATTATGGGTCTTGAGGCAGTGAAATCATCAACTCCTGCTGCTTGTCGTGCTAAGATTAAAGAAGCGATCAATATTATCATGACCAAGACAGAAAGTGATCTACATAAGTTCATTGATGAGTTCAGATCAGACTTTAAGCAATTGCCTGTCGAAGAGATTGCATTCCCAAGATCTGTGAATGGCTTAACTGAGTATGCTGATGTTGGAATGATTTACAAGAAGGGAACGCCAATTCACGTGAAGGGTGCGCTTGTATTCAATCACTATTTGCGGGAATACAAACTGACTAAGAAATATCAATTGATTCAAGAGGGCGAGAAAATTAAATTTGTCTATCTAAAGCAGCCTAATGCTTTCAATAACAATACTCTTGCATTCATCTCTGGAATTCCAAAACAATTCAGAGCAGATCAGTATATTGACCACAATTTGCAATTTGAAAAGTCTTTTATTGAGCCATTACAAATTATTCTTTCTACAATTAATTGGAAGGCAGAAAAAATTAATTCTCTGGATTGCTTTTTTGAGTAATTTGTTATAGAATATTATATTCAATTGAGGAGATACAAATGAGTTTACTTGAAAAACTGAAGAAAAATAGTACGATCAAAGACACTGCAATCCTCGCAAAGTCCAAGTTCTTTGCTGCGAAGGATATGATTCAGACAACAATTCCAGTTGTCAATGTCGCATTCTCTGGTGATCTTGATGGTGGCTTCACTCCTGGACTCACGATGTGGGCTGGTCCGTCAAAGCACTTCAAGACTGCATTCAGTCTCTTGATGGCAAAAGCATATCAAGATAAGTATCCTGAGTCTGTTGTTCTATTCTATGACTCTGAGTTTGGCACTCCACAAAATTATTTTACTTCTTTTGGTATCGACATGGAGCGAGTGATCCACACTCCAGTGACAGACGTTGAGCAGTTGAAGTTTGACATCATGAATCAATTACAAAATATTGATCGTGGCGAGCGAATCATGATCGTTGTTGACTCAATTGGTAATCTTGCGTCAAAGAAAGAAGTTGAAGATGCTCTTGAGCAAAAGTCTGTCGGTGACATGACTCGTGCCAAGCAAATTAAATCCCTGTTCCGTATGGTGACACCACACCTCACCCTAAAGGACATTCCGATGGTCGTAGTAAATCACACCTATAAAGAAATAGGTCTGTATCCCAAGG